AAAAGTTAGATGAAAGAATTGAGCAGATGTCAGATATTGAAATTCGCAATCAAAAGGCGGCTGATTTAGCGGCTAAGGTTGATGCGAACATTGAGCCAAAGAAGGAAGCACGCGCAGGTGGCTTTATCGTTACAAGCGAGCAACTTACTTACTCAGAGAGATCAAGCAATGATTTCTTAACAGATGCTTTAAAAGCACAATTTAAAACCGATGGTGAAGCAAGTGCAAGAATTGCACGCCATCAACAGGAAATGGCAATTGAAAAGCGTGCAGTTGGTACATCCAATTTTGCAGGCCTTGTCGTTCCCCAGTATTTAGTTGATCTTTATTCCCCTTTGGCACGGGCGGGAAGACCGTTTGCAGATGCCGCACGTAAACACCAATTACCCACCCAGGGCATGTCGGTCGTCATTAGCAAGATAAATACTGGCACGACAACAGCGTATCAAACATCACAAAACACAGCCGCAGTATCACAAGATATTGCAGATAACACCCTAACCGTCAATGTAAACACAATTGCCGGTCAGCAATCAGTATCTAAGCAAGCATTACTACGCGGATACAACATTGAGGGAATTGTTTTGGGTGATTTGATTCGCGATTACCACACCAAGTTGGATAACTCACTTCTTAATGGATCAGGATCAAATGGTCAGCCACTAGGACTTGTAAACATGACAACTGGAATCTTGATAACTTACACTGCTACAACAGGTACGGTCAGTGGACTTTATCCAAAGATTGCAGATGCGATCCAATCAATTCAGAGCAATATCTATGTAAACCCAAATGCAGTAATCATGCATCCACGCCGTCTAGGATTCCTATTGGCTGGTGTTGATGGTTCAAGCAGGCCATTAATTGTGCCACAGGCATACAATCCTATGAACGCAATGGGTACAGGTAACGGCGCACCACAATACGGTAACTCAGGTTACTCAATTCTAGGGTTGCCAATTATTGTAGATGCGAACATTGCAACCGATAAGGGCGCAAGTACAAATCAAGATACAATCTTTGTGGTTGATCTTAATGAATGTCATCTATGGGAAGAGGCAGCAGCCCCTACCTATGTTACATTTGAAGAGCCATCAGGCAAGGTTGCAATCAACATTGTTTTGTTTGGTATGTCAGCCTTCACCGCAGATCGCTATGGAAAAGCCATTGCACAAATTAACGGAACTGGCTTGCAAAGCCCAAGTTTCTAGACTAATAAGTTTCCAGGCCGCTACCCTTCCAGTGGCCTGGATTCTAACTATGATCGGTATTTTAAGAATGGAGAATGTCTAATGTCCCAAGACACTACAGGATTTGGATACCGATCATGGCTATAGTAAATGGATATGCAACGCTAACTCAAATTAAAAACTACATGTCTATATCAGATAATACTGATAATGATCTGCTAGAAGATTTGATTGAATCGGCATCAAGGTCTATTGACCGAATGGCTAACCGTAGATTTTATTTAGATACCACCGCATCCGCCCGGCTTTACCGTGCGTATTCAGATATTTTTGTTTATGTAGATGATATTGGTACTACATCTAATTTGGCTGTTGCCTTAGATATAAATGGCAATGGTACTTACACAAAAACCTTAACTTTAAATCAAGATTACATTTTAGACCCATTAACCGCATCATCTTTAGGCCGGCCTTTTACTCAATTAACTATGGTATCTAACACCGAAACCTGGCCAATATTTCCAGGGCTAACCCAAAATGGTTTGCGCCCAGGCGTACAAGTAACTGCAAGGTGGGGATGGCCATCAGTGCCGGATGATATAAATATGGCTTGTTTGATTCTCACAGCCGATCTATACAAGCGTAAAGATGCCCCAGGCGGCATATTAGGATTAGGTGATTTAGGCGTTGTCAGAATGTCACCAATTGGCAGAGATGTAACGGCAATGGTTAGGGCATACAAAAAAGAAGTTATTGCATGACCCCAAGCACCGTTAGAGATAATTTAAAAACATCATTGCAAGCAATAACCGGTTTGCGTGTTTTTGATTATGTCCCGGATTCTACAAACATCCCGACAAATAATGCTTTTGCAATTGTTGGTCAATTAACTATGAATTATGATTTTACATTGAACAGAGGATTTGATTCTGCAACCTGCCAAATCATTGTTGTGGTAGGTAGAATGAGTGAAAGAAATGGACAAGAGAGATTGGATGGGCTACTTGCTTCATCCGGTTCAACTTCAATCAAAACCGCAATTGAGGCTGATAAAACATTAAGCGGTGCTGTACAAACGCTCAGGGTTGTGTCTGCATCCCCTGGAACAATAACATCCGCTAATATTGACTACCTAAGTTATCAATATTCAGTAGAGTTGATAGGTTAGTAACGAAAGGAAAAATATGGCCATATTTATGGGTAACAAAGTTGCCGTGATTGTTGGTACAACTACCATTACTGATCATGTCAGCACTGTAAGCCTAGCACGCGAAATTGATCAAGTAGAGATCACTGCAATGTCAGATAATATACAGAACATGATCGGTGGGATTGAACGCCCAACGCTAAATCTTGAACTGTATAATGATTTTGCATCATCATCAGTGAACTCATTGTTTGAAGATGCGCTAGGTACTAAACTGAATATCAAATTGATACCAGTAGCAGGTACAGTAACCGCAACAAATCCAAGTTACACAATGTCTTGCCTAATTTCATCATGGACACCTGTAAACGGTGCTGTTGATGCAGTTGCAAGCGTAAGTGTTTCAATTCCAGTAACTGCATTAACAAAATCAACAAGCGCGTAATAAGAAAAGGGTGGGACAATGCACAAGATTGAAATTGTTAAAAAAGACGGTAAGAAAATTACCTATGATCTTACGCCATCTGCAAAGGTGGCTTTTGAAGCCGAATTTAAAACAGGTTGGCGTAAGAGATTAGGTGAACTACAAATGGAAAGTGATTTGTGGTGGTTTGCTTGGCGACTAGAAAAGGATGCCGGCAAAACAGATTTAGCCTTTGGTGATGACTACATCAATCAGTATTCAGATATTGATTTATTGTATGATTCAAAAAATGGATAGACCGCCACGGCCAAATCTACGAAATCGCATCTGTGGCGGTTGCAACCGGTATCAGCCCTAAAGATTTACTAGAGGTTGATCCAGCGATTTACTTAGCCATTAAAGCCATCTTGCAAGAACGGCACTATAACAATAAGAAGGCAACAGTTAGGCGTAAATAATGATTAGACCTAGATATTCAGAATTGCCTGGCCGATCTAGGTCATTGGCGGCAGTGCCATCAATCTATGTTGAAAATTTAACTGAACTTCTTGAAAAAATGAAAAAAGTTGATCCTGATTTACAAAAAGAATTTAGAAGGGAATTAAGCAAAGCAGTAAAGCCTGTTGCTAAATTAGCACAAAGTTTTGTACCACACTCACCATTTCCGGGTTGGCGTGATGTTGAACCAAACTACCCACCACAATGGGGTTGGGCTAATGACAATGTTCACCGGGGTAGAACAATTGGCGAAAATAAAAGAAGTCGTTGGAAATGGTCACAAACAGAAGTTATACGCGGCATAAGAGTAAGCACGGCTAAAAGTAAAGTACAAAGAGTTAAAGGCGCAACATTTTCAGTAACCGCATTAGCCATAGTAAATAAATCTGTACCAGGTATAATATATGAGTTGGCAGGTTTTGGATCATCACGCTCACGCGCAAGAACTAGGCGCATAAGCCGTAACCCAAATGCTAGTGAATCATTTATTGGTAAATTACAAGGTACTGCTAATAGCGGTGCTTACAAAGAAAAAAGATTGATTTACAGAGCATCACAACAATTAGGTGGGCAAGTAAATGATAATCTATACGGCGTGTTAAAAAAATATCTAGGTAAAGAATTTAGGGGTTAATCATGGCATTAAGTCAATATGTTGCAATTAACTTCTTAACCAAGTTTGATAAAAAAGGCTTGGAGCGTGCAACCAAAGAACTAAAAGGCTTTGATAAGGTAGTTGCAACAGGTTCATTCAGATTAAAAGCATTTGCAAAAGCCGGTGGAATAGCGGCGGCGGCAGGTTTAGCCATATTTACTAAAAATTCAATTCAAGCCGCCTTAGCCCAGGAAAGATTAGATAAACAATTACAACTTACATTAAAGAGCATAGGACAAGAGTTTGCCTTACCTGATGTAAAAAACTTTGTAGCAGATTTACAACGAGCAACTAATATTACTGAAGATGCATTAGTACCTGCATTACAAAAGTTAATTGCGCAAACTGGTGATTTGTCATCATCTCAATATCTACTAAGTAAAGCCTTAGATATCTCAGCCGGCACAGGCGCGGATTTAGATACTGTTTTAAACGCAATAAATAAAGCCGCAATAGGTAATTATGATTCAATTGCTAAATTGGGTATTGGCTTTACAACCACCGAAGCCAAATCAATGGGCTTTATTAAGTTGATGCAAAACTTGGATAAGTACGCTGGATCAGCCGAAGCACAGACTAAAACTTTTGCGGGTCAATTAGATAGATTTAAAATTAGTGCAGGTGAAGCCACTGAAACTTTAGGACAAGGTTTTTTGGTTGCCGCTGGTCTTATTACAACCGGATCATCTAACTTAGATATTTTTTCAGCAAGATTAGAAGTTGCCGCTCAGAAGTCAAGTGATTTTTTAGTTGGTTTAGGATCATCTTTTGCTAAAGGTGGTTTTCTTGGTTATTTAGATCTTGCAAATTTAAATTTAGATGTACTCACAGGAGATTTTCAAACTTTCCAAAAACTTGAAAAAGAAGGTTTAAGGATAAGAGAAGAACGCATACTACAAGAAAAGGGTTATTTAGGGTTATCTCAATTAACTATTGATGCCTTAGAAAAACAAAGACTTTATGGCAAAAAAGAACTTACTACTGAACAAATTTTGGCTAAATTACAAAAAGATATTTTGGCTAGAGAAAAACAAATGACCAAAGAAAAAACTGCACAACAGGCTTTAGATAAGAAAAAAGCCGATCTTGCAAAAATGTTTGATCTTGATGCAATTAATTTACAAGTTGCTTTGAGCCGTAAATTATCTGCCGAAGATGAAGGGCGTGTGCGTATATTACAAAAATTAAAAGAAGGCACAGAAGCCGCAGTTAATGAAGCACAAAGATACGCGGATGTATTAAAAGTAATTGAAGATGGCAAAATCACATCAGGCGAAATAGATGAATTGGCTAAAAAGTGGGGTATGACCGCTTTAGGCGTTGAGATGTATATTCTCAAATTGTTTTCTGCCAATGAAGAAATAAGAAAAATGTTGGCTTTATTAAAGCAAGTTAAAGTACCTGAAATAACAACTCAGGCCGCTACAACCCCAACTCCAATTATTATTGAGCCACAGAAATATGATCAAATTTTTAAAAATGTATATGAAGAATTGATCGCCGGGGGTAGCAGTGTTGCCGGTGCTAGATCGGGGGCTGGTGCTAGTGCAAGGTTACAAGCCCAGGCAGATGCGTATTTTAGGGCTAATCCGGACATAGACCCTTTGACAGGCGGCAGGCGTGTACCTATGGCAGAAGGCGGCATTGTTACAAGACCTACGCAAGCACTTATTGGTGAGGCGGGTGCAGAGGCAGTTATTCCATTAGATAAAATGAGTGGATTTGGTACTACCGTGAACATCAATGTTGCAGGAAGTGTTATATCAGAAGGTGAATTGCAATCTGTAATTCAAGATGCTTTGTACAATTTAAACAGAGCAGGCGCGGTAACTCAATTAACTAATTTAGGTAGATAATGCCAGCCGCAACATTCCGGGCAGAAATTGATTTCAGCGGCGGTGCTTCATTTGATCCCAGCCTTGTATTGGATGATGCGGCAACACCATTAGATTTTTCTGTTTTAGGAACAGCCGCCGCAGATGTAGTTGATATTACAAATTTTGTTACTCAATGTTATATCAGGCGTGCCTTTAATAGATCATCGGATTCTTTTACCGGCGGTACAGCGCGTATAGTTTTTGTTGATGAAACAGGTGAATTTAACCCAGCCAATACTGGATCAAGTTTATATGGCAAGATAAAACCAATGCGTAAGATTCGCTTTACGGCAGAATATTTAGGCGTAACATATAACTTAGGTTCTTTTTATGTACAGGAATGGAATTACCAAAGCCCCACCGGGTTTGATCCAGCCTATGTGACTTTAGCCTGTGTAGATGGATTCCAGTTATTAAACCTGACAACCATTACTTCAGTTAGCGGTGGCACAGCCGGACAAACCACTGCTCAAAGAATTTCAAGCCTGTTGGATGCCGGAGAATGGCCAGGTGGTATGCGTGATATATCCACTACCGCAACTACCACTGTGCAAGTAGATGATGGATCATCAAGGTCATTATTGGCGGCCTGCCAGGTTGTAGAGGGTACAGACCTGGGTGCTTTCTATATGGATGAACGCGGATATGCAACATTTTTATCTCGCAATGACATAATAGTTGCTTCGGGTGATACTGCTACTGTTTTTAGTGATGTACCCGGATCAGGCGATGTGACATACCAGGCGGTTGAGTTTGATATTTCTGATTATCAAATGATTAATAAAGTAACTGTAACACCAACTGGGTTGAGTGGTCAGACCGCAAGCGATTCTGCAAGTATTGAGGATTATTTCCAGCATAGCCGGGTTAGGGGCGGCATTATGCAAACAACAGCCGATGCGTTAAATCAAGCACAAATGATTATTGCTTCCCGAAAAGAACAGGGCGTAAATATACAATTAAATTCTTTAACTGTTGATGCCTTTGGTGAGGATGACCCTGACCGCGTAGTTGCGGCATTGAGTTTAGATATGTTTGACCCAATAGAGGTTACTCAAACCCTGCCGGCGGGGAATGTGGTTACAGATAGCGTTATTGCAGGCCTTACCTATCAAATAACCCCCAAATCTTTTCAAGTGACATTTACATGCGCCCAGCCTTTTGCCGTAGGATTTTTGCTATCATCAGATGTGGATGGCCGACTTGATGAAGATTCTTTGGCCTATTAGGGAGTATGGATAGATGGCAACTTTTTCAGTTGGTCAGGTTTTAACGGCGGCTCAGATGAACTCAATTGCTAATCTGACTGTTAGAGCAGTTACGGCCACATCAGACACATTGGTGGTTACTGATGCAGATAATAAACTTATTACATACTCAAACACTGGTACAACCACAATTACGATACCGCCATTTGATTCAGTGGCTATAACTACCGGTTCAATAATAAATGTAATTAAAATTGGTTCAGGTGGTACGGTATCTATTGTGCAAGGATCAGGTGTAACTTTGGCATCAACCGGCACGGTGTCCACTAATCCAACAATAACTAAAACTTTTGGCGCGGTATCTTGTATAAAAGTTAGTACAGATAGTTGGTATGTTGTAGGTAGGGTTGCCGAATAATAAATGAATATTTTGGGAATATTAACGCAACCATCTGCACCCCCTGTAGCACTAAATGTTGAGTATTTAGTCATAGCGGGTGGTGGTGGTGGTGGTGCATATATTGGTGGCGGTGGTGGCGGTGGTGGTTTTCTTACCGGCACGCTAACTGAATTATTAACGGCTACTAATTATACTTGCACAGTTGGTGCTGGTGGCACTGCGGGTATTACTCCAACTACAGCACCTGGTAATGGTGGCAATAGCGTATTTTCAACTATTACTAGTGATGGTGGCGGTGCTGGTGGTTATTTCACTGGTGCAGTTTGGACTGCTGGTGTTGGCGGCGGATCTGGCGGTGGTGGCGGTATTGGTTCTGCCGCAGGTGGTACAGCCACTTCTGGTCAAGGAAATAATGGTGGTGCTGGTGGTGCTAATACAGGCAGTACAAGTGCCGGCGGTGGTGGTGGTGGTGCGGGTGTAGCAGGTACTACTGGTGGTGCTAGCGCACCTGGTAATGGTGGCAATGGTTTAGCAAGTTCAATTACAGGTACATCTGTTACTTACGCAGGTGGCGGCGGTGGTGGTGGTCATGAATTTACAACACCAACTGCAACTGGCGGCACAGGTGGCGGTGGTTATGGTCGTAACACTAATAACGCAGAAGTTGGGGGAAATGGCACAGTTAATTTAGGTGGTGGTGGTGGTTCTTCAGGTGTGAATTTAAGTGGTGGCAGTGGCGGCTCAGGTGTTTTAATTCTCAAATACCCCGACATATATACTGCAACCTTTAGTGGTGGTGTTACACAATCAACACCTGCACCCGCAGGTGGATTTAAAATTACAACAATTACAGCAGCAGGTGTATCAGACACAGTAAGTTGGTCATAATGGCACATTACGCATATTTGAATAATAACAATATTGTTGTAGCAGTCATAGTGGGTAAAGATGAAACTGAACTTATTGATGGATTAGATACTGAAACTTATTATGCATTGAATACGCCTTACACAGTAAAGCGCACCTCATATAATGGCAACATACGCAAAAATTACGCTGGCATTGGTTTTACTTATGATGCACAGCGAGATGCTTTTATAGCACCTAAACCTTTTAATTCTTGGGTACTGAATGAAAATACTTGCCGATGGCAAGCACCAACACCAAGACCCATAAATGACCTCTATTATGTTTGGGATGAAGAAAATTTAATGTGGCAACAATTAGAGAATTAACAAGCCCTAATGGTTGGCCGGCTAGCGAGGATCGCAAGACGCTAGGCATTGAATCTTTCCATGTGCCGGGAACAAAAATAAAGTTTGCCTGTTGTAAAGCCGTTGCGCCATTGCTTATTAATTTTGCCAAAGAATTTCATGAATTAGTTGAACCCATTGACCAAGGCCAATTAGATGATTGGGGTTATGCCTTCCGCATGACCAGGGGATCAGAGCGTGTATTAAGCAATCATTCATCTGGTACGGCCATAGATTTAAATGCAATTAAGCATCCTTTGGGCAAGTCAAATACATTTAATAAGGATCAGCGTAATACAATTAACCTACTAATAACTAAATATGGGTTGAATTGGGGCGGCAATTACAAAAAGCGTAAAGATGAAATGCATTTTGAAATAGCATTAACTAGGCATGAAGTACAACAAAAAATTAAACAGTTAGGATTAAAATGAAATTAGATAAAAAGAAAAAAGAAATTGTTAAGTCATATTTAAGAAGCGTTGCAGTTGCAACTGTTACAACAGCATTAGCGTTAGTTGCAGATGTAAGGCCTGAGTTAGCAATTTTAGCGGGTGCAATAGTTGCACCTTTAATCCGCTATCTTGATCCTAAAAATGATCAATTTGGTGTTAATAGTTAATGAGCGTGAATGATTGGGCGGCCTTAGCAGTATCTACGGTCACCATTTTGGGCGCACTGGTAGCAACTGTTAGGTGGCTAGTAAAGCATTATTTAAGTGAGTTGAAACCTGACAATAATGGCCGCCATAATTTAGAAGGCAGGGTTGCGCGTATAGAAGAAAAGATAGACACGCTTTACCAAATACTCATATCTAAGAAATAAGTCAGCCCAATCCCCTACCCTATGGCCATGAAGATGTGTGTGGTTGTACCAAGTAGGGGTAGGCCTGAAAATGCAGATCGCCTGGCCAAAGCCTTTATTGATACTAATGCTGATGCTGATCTTTATATTGTTGTAGATAATGATGATCCCAAATGGAATGAGTATGCAAAAAATGAATCTTATACAATGTTGCCGGCAGATAATAAAACAGGTGGTTGTGCCGCTTCTCTTAATACCGGTGCGGTTCTCCTTTTGGATATTACTAAGTTTCCTTTATATGATTATTTTGTTTTCATGGGTGATGATCACCTTCCTAGAACCCAGGGCTGGGATAAAGCCTTTATTCAAGCGTTAAAAAATAATGCTGGCATTGCCTACGGTGATGATTTATTGCAAGGTGAGAATCTACCAACAGCCTACGCAACCACGCGTGAAGTAGTTAATGAACTTAGGGGTATGACATTCCCCGGATGCATACATTTATATTTTGATAATTTTGTTAAACAGTTAGGCATTGATCTAGGCGCATTAATATATTTACCTGATGTAATTATTGAGCATCTACACCCAGTAGCCGGTAAGGCTGAAATGGATGAAGGTTATGCCAGGGTTAATCAACCTAAATGGTATGAAGAAGATTTATTGACATTACAGAAGTACATCAGATCACAAGAGTATGCAGATTTGGTAAACAAACTTAAATGAGAATTAGATTAAGACCGGCACATTCAGAAACTCAATTAGCAGAAATTTATGCAAAACCCCATCAACACAACAAGTTTGCTGATCATATTCAAAGGGTTAATAAAAGCATAGAATTGTTAAAGGCATTTAACACTTATGATTCTATTGGAGATTTATCAGCCGGTGATGCAACAATTATTAATGCCCTGGATGCAGATAAAAAATACATAGGAGATTTTGCACATGGCTATGAATTTACAGGCATTATTGATCAAACTATTGCCGATATGCCTAATGTTGATTTGTTTATCTGTTCAGAAACGCTAGAACATTTAGATGATCCTGAAACCACCTTACAAAAAATTAGAGCAAAAACTAAGTATCTATTTGTAAGCACACCATGTGGGGAAAGGGATGCTAATAACATTGAGCATTATTGGGGCTGGGATGCTGATGATGTGAAACAAATGTTAATAGATACAGGCTTTGATCCAGTGGAATATTTTTTATTGGAATTTCCAGGTGGGGTTTACAATTTTCAGATGTGGATATGTAAATGAACATATTAATTACCGGATCACATGGCTTTGTTGGGCGTGCTTTTAGGCGTGCATTACCTCATGCCAATTTAACTTTAGTAGATTTGAAACAAGGTGTTGATTGCCGTAAGTTTTTCCAACTAGAAAAAAAGCAATATGATCTTGTAATTCATTTGGCCGCAGTGGTCGGTGGCCGTATGCTTATAGAAAACGAACCGTTAGCCTTAGCGGTTGATCTAGCCATTGATGCTGAGTTTGCATCTTGGGCAATGAGAACTAAACAACCCTATCTTGTTTATTTCTCATCATCAGCCGCTTACCCCATTGAACTACAAACGCTAACCAAAAAACGCCGGTTAAAAGAAAAGGACATCAATTTTAATAAGATTGGTAAGCCTGATATGACTTATGGTTGGTCAAAATTAACCGGCGAAATGTTAATGAACTATTTGCGTGAAGAAGATACAAAGGTGCTAACCCTAAGACCATTTAGCGGATACGGCACAGATCAAGATTTAGATTATCCATTTCCATCTATCATTGAACGCGCCATTATGAACGCTAATCCTTTTAATATTTGGGGCAAGGCAACTACTACTAGAGATTTTATACACATTGATGACATAGTTGATGCGGTCATAACTATGGTTAGAAATGATTGCAATCAAACTGTAAATCTATGCACTGGCAGACCTACAACCTTCATGGATTTAGCCACAATAGCGCTAAAGGTTTTAGGCCATGAAAAGACCCATCGTAAGAATTTCAAGGTATTGACCGATAAGCCGGCGGGTGTGGCCTACCGGGTGGGTGACCCAACCATGATGAGTGACTACTACACCCCAAAAATTAGTTTAGAAGAAGGCGTTGAACGCGCCATACGCGGAATAATATGATCTAAAATTGGTGACTATGGCTACTAAAAAACCTAGAAAAGCACCCCAGCGTAAGCGGCGCACGCCACGCAAGGCTGAGGCGTTGAACAAACTAGAAAATCATTACATCACATTAAATGAAATGTTTAAAGCGGCCAAAGCCGCCGGGTTTAGCCATGATGTTGCATTTTGGTTAATTACAGAGCCAGGTGCATCAATGCCTGATTGGATCAATCCAGGTAACCAACCAACTGAGATCATTCCCCGAATTGATCCAACAGATGATGAGGATGAAGATTAAGCGCGATAAATCATTTAACGCCAAATACCTTGTAGTCAGTGATCTACAAGTACCATTCCAATTTACAGAAGCCGTCATCAATTTAAAAAAACTGGTTAATACCTTTAAGTTTGATTTAGTTTTAAATGTTGGTGATGAAATGGATTTAAATACTATTTCTAGGTTTGCAGATGGTAAGGCTGAATCTTTTATGCAAACCCTGGATCAAGATCGGGCTACATGCCAGGATATTCTTTATGATCTAAAAACAGATGTAGTATCAAGATCAAATCATTCTGATAGATTGTACAAAGCAATACAACGCATACCCGGATTAATGGGGTTACCGGAATTACAATATGCAAACTTTATGGGCTTTGATGATCTAGGCATCCATTACGCAAAACAGCCCTATGCAATCCCAGGTACTAACTTTGTTCTATGTCATGGGGATGAAGGGGTCATATCTAATATTGCCGGCCAAACGGCGTTAAACCTTAGTAAACGCTGGGGGCGTTCAGTAGTGAGTGGACACACGCACAGATTGGGCTACACATGTGCCTCAGAAGCCTTTAATGGCCGATTAGAGAGGGTTTTAGTAGGGGTTGAGTGTGGTCACACCTGTGACCTGAAAAAGATGTCTTATACCAAAGGCTACGCCAATTGGCAGGCCGGGGCGGTCATCATCCATATTAAGCGGGGCAATGTAAGCGTAGAGATGATCCCATTCAATGTTGATGGGTCATTTACTGCTATGGGTAAGGCCTTTGGGTGATCTAAATCACAAAAATAATTGGAGAAAAACCTTGTAGGTAATGGCATTTGTCAGCCCATTAGTGTTTAATTGCATTTACAAACGCAATTGACCGGAAGGGGTTAATTATGAAAGTACAAGTTACAAATGACATGTCTAAATTACCAGGCATTATTGCAATGTATCAAAATGCTAACAAAACTATAACTATTAAAGTTTTAGATGATGTTAGTTATGAAATTACAAGAGATGGCCATACCTTAAAAACTAATATGTCATGGAGATATTTAGTCGGCTCACAATTAGTTAAACACATTGAGAATGACATCAAAGATGGTTATTACAAAGGTGTTAAGAGGATTGCCTAATGAAACTTACAAAGAATCAGTTTGAAGGTTTAACAGAAGCACAAATGGAGTGGGGTACTAACACAGATTGGTTACAACAAAAAGACCGATTTGAAGATTCAATTTGTTGGTCACATCAATTCATTTATTGGGTAGAAAATTATGCATCAGTTGTATTGGCTACCGAATACCTAAGACAAAACCGTTGGGATTACAGTATTTCTTTTGACAATGCCCTGGGTCAATATTGCTTTACAACTAATTATGCCGGGTCATGGGTGTATGCATGAACGCCGTAGCCTACATTGAAAAAGGTTGGTGGGTATTACCACTAAAGCCACAATCTAAAGAGCCATGCAAGTTTTTACGGCACGGTTATCTTGATGCAAGTGATGATTTATCAACTATCAAGAAATGGTTTAAAGGCGATGATAATTTAAATATTGGCTTAGCCATTGCTCAATCTAATTTAGTTGTATTAGATTTTGATAAGCGCAATATTGCTTCTAGGACATTATGGGAACAGTATCGCCGGATATGTGTAGCATCTAATACACATACAGTTAAAACAGATAACGGCTATCACTTCTATTATCTTGCCGATAAAACAAAGCAATTTAAAGGCAAGTTAATACCAGGCATAGATATTAAACATAAAGGTTATGTTGTACTGCCACCATCTATACATCCAAATGGCAGTATTTATCAGGTAGTAAATGATGTTGATCCGGTTGATTTACCGGCTGAATTAGAAACGGTGATGGTTTGGAATTAGTTAAGTACGATAAACAAAGCGGTGCTTATGT